ACTTAAGCAAATTGTTCCTCAGTACCAAACTCTCAAGAATAATTATACGCTTCTTTGGGATATGCCTAGTAACACTGGCTATATTAACATTGTTGCTGTGATGCAAAAATTCTTTGACCAAGCAATTTCGGGCAACTGGTCTTATAATCCAGAAAATTATCCAGATAATGAAGTTCCAGTCTCTGTAATGGCGAACGATTTTCTAACTACATATAAGTACGGGTGGAAAACTTCATATTATCAAAACACTTATGATATTAAAACTGATGAAGTTGATGATAATACAACAAGTTCAAAATTGAATAATTTATTGGAAGAGATCTTAAACAGTAAAGATGAAGAAGATTGTGAGAGTTGTAAGATTTAGTTTTCATAACAATTCTAAATCTTAAATATTAGTGGTGATGGTTGGATTACATTATTAGCAAAACGGAGAAAACACATGCAATTTAAATTCCTGGAAACCGAAAATCAATCGAAGATCAAGGGACTGACAGTTTTTAATACTGATCAAGTTAATACTAAAAAACAACCTATGTTTTTTGGCAAACCACTAGGAATTCAAAGATACGATACATACAAATACCCAATTTTTGATAAACTAACCACACAACAATTAGGTTATTTTTGGAGACCTGAAGAAGTTTCTCTTCAGAAGGACCGTGGAGATTATCAAACACTTCGCCCAGAACAAAAGCATATCTATACTTCTAACTTGAAGTATCAAATTATGTTAGATTCTGTTCAAGGACGTGGACCAGGAATGGCATTTATTCCTTATTGTTCTCTTCCAGAATTGGAAGCGTGTATGGAAGTGTGGGGATTTATGGAAATGATCCATAGTCGCTCATACACCTATATTATTAAAAATGTTTATTCCGATCCATCTGAAGTATTTGATGCAATTATAACAGATGACCGTATTTTAGAACGTGCTGCAAGTGTAACTGAATCTTATGATGATTTTATTCAATCTGCACAGTTTTATGCTTCATCTGAAACATGGAAACATCATCTTGAAGGAGTACATTACGCAAAAGAGACCGTCAATGATGTCAAACGAAAACTTTACAGAGCAATCGCAAACGTTAATATTCTTGAAGGTATTCGGTTCTACGTTAGTTTTGCTTGTTCTTTCGCCTTTGGTGAACTTAAGCTTATGGAAGGATCAGCTAAAATCATCTCTCTTATCGCAAGAGACGAAAACCAACATTTAGCTATTACTCAGAATATTCTAAACAAATGGCGTGATGGTGATGATCCAGAAATGGCAAAAATTGCAAAAGAAGAAGAAGAGTGGGTTTATAAAATGTTTGACCGTGCAGTAAATGAAGAAAAACGTTGGGCAGATTATCTGTTCAAAGACGGAAGTATGATTGGTTTGAATGATAAACTTCTTCAGCAGTATGTCGAATGGATTGCAAATCGCAGAATGAAGGCAATTGGATTAAAACCAATTTATGATATTTCAGCAAACAATAATCCACTTCCTTGGACTCAACATTGGATTTCTTCTAAAGGACTTCAAGTTGCTCCCCAAGAAACTGAAGTTGAATCTTATGTGGTTGGTGGAATTAAGCAGGATCTTAAAAAAGATACTTTTAGTGGATTTAAACTTTGAATATTTGGGGAGGGTTAACCTCCCCTTTTTTTATAAATATAATTAAACACAAAAATAGAAAAATGAGCGTTTTTAAACTTACCGAGGCATATAATGCCATTTATGACGAAGATTTGAGATCTGAAGTTGAAGATATGAATGAGGAGTTTGTTGGTGTAGAAGAACTCTCAGATGAAGAATTAGACTCTATTGTTGAAGAAGCAATTTATGATGTTTTAAACGAAGGATTTGATATTGAAGAACTTGATGTAATTTTTGAAGAAGTTATTTTAGAAGCAAAAGTAACCATGGGTCGTGGTGGTGAAGCAGGTGGAAGTGATAAAGTAACTTCTGGATCTGGTAGCAGAATGGCTGCTGCATCTAGATTATCTGCATCTAAAGCAAAAAGAAGACAGGAAAGAATTGCTAAAGTAAAGGGTGCAATTAAAAAGGGTGTTGAAAAAGTAAAGTCTGCCCCTGGTGAAGCAAAGAAGGCAGCAGAGAAAAAGGTAAAGGATGTTAAGCAACAGTCTCACGTAGCTGCTGCTAAGTACGCAAATAAGCGTAATTTGGTTAAAGGGGCTGGTCTTAAGACTCAATCAAGTAAAGGTAGATCGGAACTTCGTTCTGCAGTTGCAAAAGATATTAAATCAAGAGTTGGTGCTAAGATTAAAGCAGCCGCAGATAAAGTAAAGCAAAAAGCAGCATCTGCAGCAGTATCTGGTTATGCTGCCGCAAAGTCTGCTAAGCAAGCAGCATCTGATGTTAAGAACAAGGCAGTTCAATCTGCTAAGAACAAGGCAGCAGTTGCTAAGAGAGGTGCTAAGAGTGCTGTAGGTAAGGCAGCAAGGGCGGTTGCTAGCGGTGCTGGTAAGGTTGCTTCAAGACTTGGTGAAGAGACTGAGGTTGTCGATCTTTATGATGTTATTCTTGAGCATCTAATTGAAAATGGATATGCAGAGACTCCAGAATCAGCAACAGTTATCATGGCAAATATGTCTGAAGAATGGAGACAAAATATTTTAGAAAGTATTTGATAAATGTAATCAAATAACAACAAAGAGACCTTTTACAGGTCTCTTTTTTTATAACTATTGATAGATGTAAATAAAATTCGATGGTCCATATAACTGATATTTACGAATTGAAGGCAAGATTAGATAAGTTAAAACATCAAATTGATAAAGAGTCTAGATATCCTGGGGAGAAGGAACTTGCCCATAAATATCTGAGCAAAGCTATTGACTATGTGAATGAGTTACAGTTATACTAATCCATGGGTCTATGATGGAAAAGTTTTTGAGTCTGATAATATACAAGATTATTTTGGTTTTGTTTATCATATTCACTGCAATACAACTGGTAGGGACTATATTGGTAGAAAATATTTCTGGAGTTTCCGAACACCGAAGGGAAAATCTAGAAAAGTTAAATCAGAGTCTGACTGGAAAAACTATTATGGATCATGTCCAGAGCTAAAAGAAGATGTTCAAAAATTTGGCAAAGAAAATTTTACAAGAACTATTATTTCATTACATAAAACAAAGGGCAAAACTAACTTTGAAGAAACAAGACAATTATTTACAAAAAACGTCCTTACAGAATCCCTTGACGACGGAACCCCGAGGTACTACAATAGCAACATCCTCAACAGGTACTTCCGAAAAGATTATTATGGAAAAGACGACTGAAGATATCGTCTCAGATATTCGTGAATGGTCAATTGACCGAATTCACTATCTGTGTCAAGATAGTACAGAACAAAAATTAAAACTTCAACAATATATGGATGCGGTATCTATATCAGAAGAATTTTCTGAATGGATTGACCTTGATGTGGATTCTAATCAACAATTAGATATCATGTACCTGGAGTATAAGCAAATCTAATTGTTAGAAATCTTGACAAAACATAAATATTAACTTATTATGTAAAAATCCCTGTTATGAGCAGGGTATTTTATTATGAGACTGTGACAATGATTTAGAGCCGTGGGCACTGCCCCTGAGAAGGGGAACTTCTCCTTTGCTTATACGGATGTAGAGTTCTATTAAATTTAATGCTTTTAAAAACACTTTCAATTTTTGCTATTGCTGTTTCGGGATTAGCACCCCTTGAGGCAAAAGCAGCAAGTGGTTGTACCCTTGCTTCACACTATGGAGTTGGCGATGGTTATCACGGACAAACTACTGCTAATGGTGAACGGTATAACGCTTATGGTAAATCAGTTGCACATAGATGGCTTCCATTCGGAACCAGATTACGAGTTACAAATCAACGAACTGGTAAGTCAGTAATTGTGCGTGTAAATGATCGTGGACCTTATGTTGGCGACAGAGACCTAGACCTGTCGTATGGAGCATTCTCCACTATTGCCCATCCAGGGCAAGGTGTTGCCAGCGTATGTTATTCTAGAGTTTAAAAAATTAATATTTTTATAATAAATAGGAGAAAGTGTTAACCAACTTTCTCCTTTTTTATGTTTAATTTTGGTAAAAAGAAACCAAATATAAAACAGTATGCAATAATAGGGATAGTTCTTTCTTCTATCGTTGCGGTATTATCTCAGTGTTCTGGAGTATCTGAAAATAGCGTTTGGGATTTATTTGATGAAATTCAAAGAAAATATTTTCCACAAACTATTCTTAATGAATTTATTATTAAAGATGATGAAAAATTAAACAGAAGAATAAAAAGAGATGTTGATAATGCTATTCAAAAAGTTACTCCAGAATATGATAGAATTATTGAAGAAGCAGATAAGAAGTATCAACCAAAAAAATTAGAAAAACCAGTGGATGATTCTGTTTGTTATACCGACGAGTGTAAATCGCTTGGAGGAGAAATTAGAATTTGTTCTCCTTGGATAGATTCTTGTAAAGAAACTAATATAAATTAAAAAAGATACTTTAGACAATATGGAAGACATTAAAAAACAATATCCAAGTCCATCAGATTTAAATAATCTATATGGACATACCGATTTGGAAGGATTTTCCAAATATCTTGGTGTAAATTATGATACTCTTCTTGAAATAAATAGAAAGAATGCTGAAGTTATTCGAAAATCGGCAAAGGGGTTGACAGAGCAAGACGTTTAGGGTACTATATAGATTGTTCAGGAGGAGAGATCCACTGGCATTTCGGACTGGGGTTCGACTCCCCACAACTCCATAAATCAAGGGGTTGACAAGGTTTCGACGGGGTGTTATGATCTTATCTGTTGATGGAACAAACAACAAACGCCAACAAAATCGTGGCATTCTCTCGTAGCAAAGTTGCTACCTTAGTTTGAGAGACGGGGTGACGACTACCTTGTAATCCAAAGTCGCGGGCAGTGGAATGCTGCCACTTATGCCTCAGTAGCTCAGTGGACTAGAGCATCCGCCTTCTAAGCGGTTGGCCGCAGGTTCGAATCCTGCCTGAGGCGTTGACTTTTAAAATAAAAAGTCTTATAAATAATAACACTTAGGTCGAAAACAATGTCTTATCCAATGCCCAAACAGTTTAGTAATCTCGATTGCCGTTATTGGCATATTGAGGGTACTCCCCTGTTTGTGGATATGGATAAACATATGTAGTATGTAATCCATAAAAACAAAAAGACAGGGGAGAGAAACCAAAAAGTTTCCTCCCCTTTTTTGTTGCCTGTGACAGGTTCCTAAGTGTCCACCAATCTCCCCTAAGAGACCAAACGGTGGTATTCTAATCAAGTGGTCGAGAGAGACCACGATTTGCACCTTGACAATTTAACCCTTGGGTCTGTAACTCAGTTGGTAGAGTAGCGGGCTTTTAACCTGTAAGTCGTCGGTTCGAGCCCGACCAGACCCATTGACCGCCACAGTTCGGTCGTTAAACATAAACTGTTCGGGAGAGTGGCTACTGTTGGCAATATGTGTGGCTGCGGTCTGTAAAACCGTTACATCGGAACCATCGGGGGTTCAATTCCCTCCTCTCCCACCTTGACCCTATAGTGAAGTGGTCTATCACGCTACCCTGTCACGGTGGTATCACGGGTTCGAATCCCGTTAGGGTCGTTGGGAGTCAGTATTCTAACTCCCACGCATTCTTCAGAGGTTGCCAGTTTGCAGAAGAATGTTGTAGTAATAACTGGAATTGGGGAGGGATTTCTAACCACCATCGGATGATGGCAGGATTCATAAGGCTACGAAGCGTAATCCGTAAGTAACTTCGTGTGGGATACCCCTCCCATCAAGGTCCCATCGTCTAATTGGTCAGGACGCGACCCTTTCAAGGTTGAAACGCGGGTTCAAACCCCGCTGGGACTACCAACGGAATGTAGCTCAGTTTGGTAGAGCTCTGGTTTTGGGAACCAGTTGTCGCAGGTTCGAATCCTGTCATTCCGACCACGGGGAATAGCTCAGTTGGTAGAGCACATGCCTGAAGAGCATGGTGTCGGTGGTTCAATTCCACCTTCCTCGGCTTGGGTTGCTGCCCGATATGAGAAACACTCCTGTATTTCTAGGATACGGTAGGGTGAAAACTCGGAATTACCTCTGCCCCGTCTCTTGGGGATGCGAATTGAGGAAAGGTAAAGGGAAGAGACAGCAACCCATATTGGAAACATAGCTTAGTTGGTAAAGCATTCGACTGATAATCGAAAGACCACTGGTTCGAGTCCAGTTGTTTCCATAGGACTCCAGCAAGGTGCTTGCTAGGATATAAAAGACTGACGCCTCCCTCTTCAGAAAGAGTACCCAGCAGGTCAGCGTCCATTTTGGCAGTGTAGTTCAGTGGTAGAACAAGAGATTCATACCCTCTATGTCGGTAGTTCAATTCTACCCACTGCCTTGTGTCGTTAGCCTAGTGGTAAGGCAGTGGTTTGTGGAACCACCTAGATGGGTTCAATTCCCATACGACACCCCGTTCAGGTGGCAGAGTGGTCGAATGCGGAAGTCTGCAAAACTTCTATTACCGTGGGTTCGAATCCCACCCTGAACTCCAAAAAGTTGGATTGGTGTAACGGTAGCACGACGGTCTCCAAAACCGTTAGTGGGAGTTCAAATCTCTCATCCTTCGCCTATGCCCTCGTAACTCAGTGGCTAGAGTATCCGCCTTCTAAGCGGTTAGTCGTAGGTTCGAATCCTACCGAGGGTGCTTTGTCCTCTTAACTCAGTGGACCAGAGTGCTTGGCTACGAACCAAGAAGTCGCAAGTTCAAATC